ATGGTGTATCTGGGTGCTTGCCTCATCGCCGGTATGCGACTGGCGCGCGAGAAGCAGGTAAATGTTCGGGTTATTCCCACGATTCAAGCAATAGAAGAGTCAGTGGACTTGGCCCACGAGGTCTACAACCGTGTATTTCGTCGGGTGCCAGAACTTCTCGATAAGAAGTGAACAAGGATGAACGGGAATAGATCGCGGCCCTCAAGGGTTATTCCTATAGCTGACAGTTGACCAATTGCAAACTCCCGGAGGAGATAAGAGATGATGACAACCTACAAACTTGTTGCCGTGCCGTACCTGCTTCCCGAGGGTGATTTCAAAGGTCACCTTGAGACCGTCACGTTTATCGCTGCCAATGAAGAGCGCAGCCACAAATGGTGGTCAGTAAACGTGGGCACGTATGAGACAGACTTCAAGCGGATAGTCTCTCCCGAACTGGCGCAACATTTGGTTCAGAAGCTGCGTGCCGGTGAGACAGTTGAGTTCCCGAACCTATATGAGCTTGCTAAGGTGCGCGGGCGGTTTGGTGGGAGTTGGAGGGACTAGTCTCGTCGTATTGGATAGATTGTCAGATTGGAGGGTTTTGCTTATGGCCGACGACAAAAAGCCGATGACAGATGAAGAGAGTCGTGCGTTTTGGGAGCGGTTCGAGGAAGAAACTCTCGCGAGCATGACGCCGTTCGAGCGATATCTCTACGACAACGGCTTGTTCGACGACGCGATCCGGCCAGAGATTACTGCCGAAGACGTGGTTCATGAACCGGACGATTTTTGCATCGATGTCGGCTGCGAGCACTGTATCGGCTATTGGAAGCGCGATGGGCGGGTTACTTATTGCACCCATGAATGCCACAAGAGCCCAAAAGTCAGAGAAGTGCCCTACGACCATTGCAGCTATATGGGCTGCGTAAACTGCCCTGAGGTTGTTAGCCAGGGCGTAGTTGTGTCCTCCTGCACCTGCTCGCATCATCGGTCCGTGCATTGATTTCTTAGTTCCCCATGCGGGCAGTGTTAGGCTGTTGGCATGGATTTTCAGGAAGTGACGATAACCCCTATAGAAAAGCCTGATGGGACCATCAAGCACTACTATCTCTCTGTCGATTGCAACCCCGGCACTGAAAATCTCTGGACGATGCCAGGGTCATATGACACTGCCGAGGCGGCGGTTGACTCCTTCTCCCCTCGCCTGAAGCCGCATCTGGCGCAGCACATTCTCAACGTCCTGAAGAGTGGCGAGTCTATTACTTTTACACTTGAAGATGCATTTGATGGATTCATATAAGCGATGTGTGGCCGCTACTACAGACGCAGCGACAAGCAGAAGATTGCCGAAGCGTTCCACACAACGCAGGTTGATGACTTCCCTCTGCCCCCATGGGACTACAACGTAGCACCCACCACTATGCAGCCTGTCATCCGCGCCAACCGTGATACCGGAGAGCGTGAGCTGGTGCAACAGAGATGGGGGCTAGTACCGTTCAACACGAGGAGCCTCGCGGACCTCAAAGGCAAATCAACCATCAATGCCAGGGCAGAAACCGTCACGTTCGGCTGGTGGGCTCAACCGTTCAAGAAGCGCCGGTGTCTCGTGCCTGCCTCTGGTTTTTACGAATGGACCCATGATGATCCAAAGAATAAGCGTCCATTCGCATTCGACCTTAGTAACGGTCACATGATGGCCTTCGCCGGACTCTGGGACGCCTGGATAGACCCTGCGAACGGTCAATGGCTGCAGAGCTACACAATCATCACTACTGACGCCAACGAACTAATGGCGCCCGTGCACAACCGCATGCCGGTCATCCTGCATGAGGGAGACTTCAACCGTTGGCTCGACCGGGAAGAGACTCACCAGCCGCCCATAGATCTTCTGAGACCGTTCCCGGCTGATGAGATGGAAGCCTTCGAAGTCAGCAAGGATGTCGGGAACGTTAAGAACAATTCCGCTGAGCTGTTGAACAGCAAGTGATAGCGCGTTCCAGGTAACCGGGTGTTTCCAGAATTAAGGTATAGTGACGCTGTGCATAATACTTGCATCTGACGAGACCTAATTCCGGGAGTCCTATACCCGGATACCCTTGCAGTCGGTTCTCCTTCCTCCCTCTGCGTTGCCCAATCTAGCAATGACACAACAGTGGAGATCCGTCATGCCCGAAAATGCTCAGATTCCTGCCACCCAGAACCCCAGCAAAGCCGATGCTTCCTACCTGGACTACGAGCCAACCTGGAGAGCGTTCAACCAAATTCAAATCATCGTCAACAACTTGCCCTCGAGCACGTATGAAGAAGCCATTCAGGACAAGCTGGGGGGCATCCAACAGACCTCCAAATTCATGTTGGAGGAGCCGCCCGGGACGGACCAATTAAGCGCCAGCGATGCCGCCAGCGTTGCCGCCAAGCTAATGATGCCTTACGCCCAACAACTGCAGACATCTGCTGACACCGGCATCGCCAACCTCGCAGGCTTCATTCTCTCTTGGTGCCAGACCATTGTGTTTGATCAGCAGCATGGCACCGAAAGCGCCCAAATTCGATCCGACCAGAGCCTAGTCGAAATCCCCAGCGAAGTCGCTTATTCCAGTGCGAATTGGCAATCTGATTTTGATGCCTTGAGCGGTATTCAGTACATCCTCTACCTCGTTCTCGTTTCATCGCAGGAGAACGACCGACCGTGGTCACCCGATATTCAGAGCTGTCTAGATAAGATTTCGGGTTGCTGCACGAACCTCTATCACAACCCCACTCTTTGTAATCCGTTTCGCGGATTAACTCCCAGTGAGGCGGCCAAGCTGATTGCACCCCTCGCCATACAGTTCCGCGACCTATATCCGGATCCGGGTCCCGACGCCACCTTCCCCGGCCTAGACGGCACCACTTGGCTGGAGATGAATAACATTGTCAACTACTGTAAGGCTATTGATCCTTCTTCAGCATCGTGAGGCCATCTCTGAAGAGACCTAGCTCCGGATCAAGGATTCGTTTCCAATTGGTGCAGCAGACAACCTCGCCGTACTTTCTGGATAGCCTTACGACACGGCAAAACAGCGTGTCCTTGGTTCGCCTTACTAATCCAACAACGACACAATAGTGGAGATCCGTCATGACTGAAAAACACGAATCGAACTGGGTTAACGGGACCGACCAGTACGCAAATGAAAACCCCGGCTAACCAACCGAAGCCACACCTTCCAACTCGGTAGACAGGATACCGCCTTGGTCTACAATCCAAGACCCACCGGAGTACAACACCGAAAACGCTAACAATCCAAAGGATGGTTCTGACTGGCTGGGAGGGCCGCAGAACGGAAACGAAACCTCCAGCGAAGCCGCTAGAAATCCTCAGACTGGTATCCAAAAACCGACCGAAGCCGCTCCATCCAGCTCAAATAGCAACCACGAGACATCGACAAAAGATGAGACGTGGTCCGGGCGTGGAAAATCCTAGCGAATCCAACAAGCGGTCCTAGCTGGCGAAAGCATGGAAACAGCGGGGCCAAAAGCAGCTTACGAGAAACAAACCCTTAAATGGAAAAGGCTCAGGTCGTGATGACCTGAGCCTCGATTGGTTATTAGTGCGTTCTACTTCCCTTTAAGCTGCTGCCCGTTTGCAGTAGACGGTCAGTTCTTCCGTAGTGGGATCCCATTCATAGACCGACGGATCAGTTTCCTGCACCGTCATCTGGCATTCCACACTCTGCACACCGGACTGATCGGCATCAGAGACGGCGAAAGTTACCCCGACCACTTCAAGATTCTTGTTTATCCATCCGTTCTCCGCGAATGAGAACTGCATCACGTCGCAGGGCTGTGTCTGCCAGCCTGCGAGAGACATGGGAAACGCCCCACTTCCCTGCTGACGGTTGCGCATGAGTGCAATCTTAGCCAGTCTCTGTGCCTGCGTTACTGATGTGACCGCAGGAAGATTCATGTCCTGCGGGAGTACCTGCCCACCATCTGCATCCTGATCAATGCTCGAACTGTACCCATGAAGAATGTCTCTGTTGTAGTAAGGGAAGCTGGTCGGCATCCAGCCAAAGCTGAAATTGTCTTGTGTCCGTCCGGCGAAGTCTCGACCGTTGTCATCGTAGAAGTCGCCCGCAACTGCATAAGGATAATTGGGCGCAACATAGGTCCCTGTCACCTGATTCACGAGTTCGGAATAGGAGCGATAGGATTCCCAAGTGATCGTGCCGGTCAGATTGCTTTCATTAAATGAGTATGTCGGCCCTTGCCATGCAGCAGGAAAGATGTACCACTCTCCGCCGATCCGGCTAAGGCGTCCACCCATCGACTGCATGATCGTCTCCAGGGCGGAGCCTGGAGTGACCGATGTGTCATACACATAATGTGCCGTGTATCGCGACTCTGTCAGTCCATTTAATGCGGCCACCGCAACCTGCTCATCGCAGATATTTGCGGCGGCGACGAGCTGATCTTGATTCACGGAACTATCGCCGAGTCCAAAGGCAGGATCGGTGATAATGTCGGCTGCGATCAGAGCAGCGTTGGTCGTGTAGCCGCGAGTTTGCGTCCTTGGGTCCCAAATGTTGTTCTTGCCTCGGACCGTGAACTTGATCTCGGGGAAACCATTGATGAAAAAGGAGTCGTTCCGCTCCAGCTTCAGGTACACGTAGGTACACCCACCGACATACGGTGAACCGTCAGCGGTCGTCGCCCAGGTCGGATCGTTGGCGGTCAAGCCTGAGATGACATCCCCCGGTAACTGATCGCCGAAGCGAGGCTCGCAGTAACATACGTTTCCGTTCAAGTTATAGGTTTGGCCATCAGGACCGGTATGGTTTGCGCCGTCCGGGGAACCTCCGAAACTGACGCCGTTCCTCACCGAATGCCCAACCGAGCTGGGATTCCACCACACGAGCCTCCCATCGAGATACATATTGACGATGGAGTCGCAGGTATGACCTGCAAGGATGATGACCGTGTTGTAATTGGACTTCGAACTACCAGTGGAAGAACGGAAGATGATTTGTCCGCCCACCTGACGCTCCCCATAGATGATCTGCCTGTATGCAGCCGGAGTACGAGTAGTGATGCCCATAGACCGGTTGGAACTCAGCGCATCTCCGATTGCTCCGACCTCCATCGAGACGCCCTGAATTGCTAGAGCGGTCATCGCTTTGGTGAGCGCTGGAAGTGCAGCGAGGCCTACGCCAGTCGAAGCCAGAGCGAACTCAGTTACACCGATGGCAACCGCACCTGCCAGCGAGACTGCGCCTTGGATGGCTTTTGACATTTAGATACTCCATGCCCGGACTACGTTGGAGACAGGAAGCCTAACGTGTCCGTTCGTTGAAACAGTGATGACGTGACGACCGTTGAGATGAACCAGGCCACAGATCAGTGCGTCGCCGTTTTTGACGACCACGAGATCGCCGCGCTTCGCCATAAGCGGAAACTCGTGCTCAACCAGTCCGTGCTTGTGAGCGCAGTACGCAGCGGCGTCAGCAACACTCGATCCGCCTGTGAGCGACTTGATGAGAGCGAAGGCCGAGGCTTCATCCCTGTACCTGCCCCGGAAGTCGTCGGCTAGATCAACACCAGAGATCGCCTGGATGGCATTTGCTGGGAACAGGCAACAATCGTTTTCACCCCATACGAATGGCTTGTGTGCATTTTCGAGAATGAAGTTGTGGAAGTGTTGCTCGCGCCAGTTATGTGGCTTAGGAAGGGACATGCGTACTCCAAAAGGAAAGCCACCCGCAAAAGGGTGGCTAGTGTGGTGAAAAATGAGTGAACTCTACGGCGTCTAAGGAGTCCAGTCGATGGCGATATTATTCTGCATCTCGACCCAATTGAATCCGGTGTCGTCGGGATAGCCGTTCGCCCGCTGATCTGCCGCCGTATATTTCCTATTGCTAGCCCGGGAGTGATTAATCAGCTTGTTTTCCAAGGCAAGCTGGCAGGTGATCTCATCTCCGCCGATGCTGAAATGTGGTTTGTCGACCTGCCCAGAGAAAACGAGATACGGAGCGCCAATCAGAGCCCCATTCATGAAGTTGCCGAACCAGATCTTCGCTGGTGCTCCGATACGGATGTCCGTCATACATTCGGCTTTTAGTGAGGGATCGATGCCCGATAGAGTGACGGTTGTTCCATCAGCTTTCACGTCTATACCTTCAACGATCGCTCCCAGTTTGCCTAAAGACCCCACACCTCCGAAAGCCTGAGCGTTCCACATCAATGTTCCAACGCCAGACCAGCAGTAGACCGTCTCCGATTTGAAGGTGAGCATACATAGGATCACCGGATAGATCACGCCACTCGTAAGGCTCGATGCAAGTGCGGGATCGAGATGGCGTGACATTATCGATACTCCTGAATTTGAAAGCTGATGCTCGTTAGCTGCGACGGACTGTAGCTCCAGGTGCGCTTATTGCTGGCGAGTCGGAACAGTCCTTGCGGATTGTTCACGATGACCAGCTGACCATCGTTTGGTTGTTCTCTCAAGGACGGCCAGACGGAGATCGCGGCCTTCCCGTTGGCATCACTGTTCACACTGTCAACCACCTTATGAAGTCGGTTCCCCACCTGAATGCCGTCATTCGGAAGTAGAAGGCGAAACGTGTTCGCGGTCCAACCTCGCGTGTTGAGTGTTGAACCGCCTGCCATGTTCGTTCCGTCGACAACCGGAGCACCTGAAGCGGTCCCATTGGGGATGCGCTTTAGGGGGTCACCGAGGAAGAAGCAATTTGCCATGCCACGGAGCTCGCCCAGAAACGCGATCCACTCGTCGGCCTCACACTGCGTCAATGGGGGCAGTGTGATCGTGCCCGTCCATTGATCAGCCCCCTGCCATACCTGAGCCTGCGTTTGTCCTGTAAAGGGGCTCGTGACGATCGCTACCGCATCGGACATCGAGAACTCAACAGATGCAAATCGGCTCGTAGACGGACACGCGACGATGCTCGCACCATTGAAAGTGCCTATGATTGACATGGATTTGACCTCGAGGAAAAGGCGGAACGGAGGCTCGGCCTAATAACGTTGTTCGGCAGCATCTCGAACCGAGCCGGTAAAGCGAAGCGTGGGGCAGAACGGCTAGGCCTGTTCCCTAGCCGTTGATCGTGATTAGAACCCGATCCCTATTAGCTTTCGGTTGATGTGCGCCGTGATCCTGTCGAAGCCCGCTTGATTCGGGTGAATGCCGTCCGTCAAGTACGTTGCCGCTGTTAGCGTGCTGATACTTGAGTCGTTCAATTGGTCAATGACCGGGATACCGTACAGACCACATACATCTTTTAGGGCCTTCAGGACGTTATTGTTCTGCGTGTCTGTCGAACGGGCCAAGCGGTAAGGCGATAGGAAAATAAGCCGCGCGGTGACGTTTGCCGCCGATATGCGTTGGATGGCGTTCAGAATGTCGCCGTAGAAGGTCCCGGCGCTCGGAGCGTCTCCCATTGCACCCAAGACGACGGCCTGGTTGCTGCCGAGCTCGACGATGCCGAAGTCGTACGTCCCGATGTCTTGAGCGAGAGTGTTCCCGGCGATCCCGGTGTTTGTATAGGCTCCGTTTCCGCCTGTGTCGGTGCTGGTGAGCGAGCGATTTGTCGTCGGGGTGACACCTGCGTTCGGTGCGCCGTAGCACTCAAAGATCTGAGCCATTGTCCGGCCCCATCGTGAATCAATGAATGGAAACGTACAACCGTGAAAAGCGACGATACGCGACTGAATACCGGGGTTAAACGTTCCGATTGAGTCACCGAACCAAAAGCCGCGCTTGTTTAGAAAAGGCGAGGACGAGGATACGGGCTGATACATCACATACGGAATATAGGTTGACGGGACTGTCGTCCCTCCCACAATCATCAGGTTAGTTCGGACGACTCCGTTTCCCACTTGGTCAGAATCCCCGAACGTTATCCGCATGTAGTAGGCGTTTGATGGAACCGCGATCGCCGTGCCTGGTGGATACGTCTGACCCGAGGTGGGCAATGACGATACGGTAGCGAGGTACGCTTTGTTTACATCGTAAAACGCGATCCCGTACGGGGCGAATTGTCGAATAAAGGCGTTGCTGACGAAGGTCCCGATGCCCCGCACGAGGATATAGTCGGAGGCAAAGAACGTAGAAGCGACGGACCCGACCGTTCCATTCGCCGAGAGGATCGCCGAGGAGGTCGTAATCCGGCTGATGTCAAAGAGATTCTTTTGTCCGACAAGCTGATTGATCAGGCTAATGGATATGTCTGCGGCCCTGCCTGGTGATACCTTCGCTCCTGCGAATTCTCCAAACGAAGGCGGAACGACGGCACCACCAACAATCATCAAGTTTGCCCTCTGGGTGCCTGCGGGTTGGTCGCCATCGCCATACGTGATACGGGCAAAGCATGCACTCGCCGGGACCGAGATTGGCGTCCCTGCTGCATAAGTCTGTCCTGATGGTGGAGCAGCAGCCGTCCCAATGTAGTTTTTATTTACGTCATAGAACGCGATGCCCGATCCGCTGAATTGCCGTAGGGCGGCGTTACTGACGAGAGTGGCTTGTCCACGTACCAAGAGATAATCCGAGGCGAAGAACGTGCTCGCCTGCGCCGTGATTGTCCCGTTGGTTGTGCTGACGGCGGAGCTTGTGGTTAGGCGGGTAATGTCAAAGAGGTTCCCGAGCGGAAAGAGTTGGCTGACGATCCCGACGACGATATCAGCCGAACCGTTTACGCTTGGGCTTGCGAAAGAGACATACTCCATCGGGAGCGAAGTCGCGTTGACAACCATGAGGGTGTTCAAGTTCGGCGTCCCCGAAAAACTGAGGCGGACATACGCCGCGTTAGGGGGGACAGCGATCGGCGTCCCGGCGGTAACGACCGCACCGCTGCCCGAGATGTACGACAACGAGGCGTCAAAGAACGCATATCCCGCACCGCCGTTCGCTGTCGTCGAGCTGCAAGTAATCGAGCCGCCCGTCGGAACAGGAAGAAACTGTGTCGCAGAGAATGAGACGTTAGACCCCGGCGCTCCGGTAGTGGGGACGATGTAGGTCCGGGCACGAGACCACGGGCGGGGTCAAATAGGTTCACCACTGCGGGCCGTGATGAGTACAGCGAATCACTAACGGCCTTTAGTTGGAGGTCACCCGGGGCACCCTTCAGCGAGGCTATCCATTGCGCTTGCGTGCCGGCGAAGCCGTTAGACACCGCGATTGCGTAAGCGGAGTCACCCTGCGGCCCAGTTTGAATGAGTGCAAGGGATGCGAGGTTCGGAACAAAACTGTCAAAGCTCCACGTCGTACCTGAGGGCTGCACGCACGAATATCCTGCCCCCAGCAGACTCTTGCCGGTTACGTTGTCGATGACAGAGACGGCATAGCCAACGTTGACTGGACTAGTCAACGTCGTATCGGCGAGTTGGATCGTAAATACACCATTGGTTACCTGCGCCGTGACCGGCACTGACGTGACCTGACCGCCACCACCAGCCTTGAACGAGATCGGTGCACCAGAGTTGTTGACCGGGCGGAAGCTGATCGTCGCATTGCCGATGAGTGCGCCTTTCGCGTCCTTTAGAGCAGATGCGCTAACTTGAGTGAATCCAGTGGGCATGAAGAATCCTTTAATCAGTTACTTAAGAGAGAGGAGGTGGAACGAGTAAGTCACCAGAGCGGAGATCGTGCCCGCACCCCCTAGAATCATCCACCGCCAACGTTGGAGTGATTCGACGGTGCGCTCGACAACGCTCAGGCGCGATAGACTACCGTTGCCGGTAACCCGGTCTTTGCATGAATTTCAAGTGGCGATCCGCTCACCTGATTCACGCGAGAACGCGTGGAAATCCTCGCGGAGGCTTCGAATCTCAGCGAGGATCATGTTCTGAATCTCAGTATCCACTTAGGATCGCCTCCCTTGAGGACTTCGTCGCCTATCCTGTATGTCGCTTTGGCGACTGGCCGCAATGATGTGTGGAGTTGCCGCCGCAATACCACGACGAACGGCTGCTTCGGTCGCTGCCGGGTCATGTGAACCGCGAGCGTCGACCGTGTAATTGTGAGTTGTGCCGCCGAGTTGATTGTTAGGCGTGATCCTTCCGGATTGAGAACCCATCGTCAGAACCTCCGGTCCGCGCTCACCCACAAGATAGCTGCTGTTGGCATCTACATCACCACCGATAGCACGACCGGTGAACGCTCCGAGGACAGCACCGAAGAAGCCGCCGCCACCACCACCCGATTGTGATTTGTCGCCACCGCCAGAGAGTGCTGACTCGAGGTTATTCAGCCCTATCTTCGCGATTGACTGACCGATGCTAGCAAAGAAGCCTGACCAGCTAGCCTTTTGCCCGGTCATCAGCGCGGCGAGGTTGCTATTCAACTCCCCCACCCACTCCTGATTTGCTCTCTTGAATTGACCAGACCATGAATTAGCGGCAATTTGCGCCTGATCTTGCACATCCTGTACTGCTTGTTTTCCGCCGAGCTGTGTGGTCTGGAGATCGATGCTCGATTGACCGGCCTTGCGTTCTGAGTCGGTGAGCTTCGGGTTAGCGTCTAGCGCCTCCTGCTGTTCACGGATATTCGCGAGAGCGTCCGCATACTCCTTAGCATGCAGCGCCGCGGTCTGGAAAGCTGCCTGCTGTTTGGTGATCTCACCATTCGCGAGCTGTGTCTGGATAGTCGCCTGCTGCAAAGCGTCTACATTCTGCTGCTGCGCGTCCCGGTGTCTAGCGACATTATTCGTCCAAATTGCGTAATTCTTGACCGCGGCGTCGGCGCCGGACAGGTCTGGACCGGCAGCAACCTCCGCCGATTGCGACTGACCTAAAGACTGTAACGATTTCTTGAACTCGGCCGTCTGCCGTGTAGTGTCAGAGATAACCTTGACCGTTTCGTCATTGGCTTTCCGCATCGCATCGTTGAAGTTGATAGATCCTGCCGCTTCTGCTATAGCTTTGAGTGCCCACCACCGCGAGACCTCTTGTGCGCTCCGCTGGCCGGATGCCTTCCACGCAGCTAATTCGTAATCCCATTGCTGCTTCTGATCCGCAATGGCCTTCTGCTGTATCTGCTTGGATAGATCGGCTTGCTTCTTCTGATCTTGGAGCTCCTTGACTTTAACCTGATCGGCTATGTTGCGCTTCCCTTCAGATCGCTCATCTAGCGTGTTGCTGGAGTAATCCTCGATCCCTGAAAGGATGTTTTGGATTCCCTCAGTCTTGCCATCCTTAGAGAATGACTGAATATCGGTGCGTGTCTTATGCGCCCAATTGTAGAGATCGGTAAGCTGGGCCGTAATCTTCGCATCCCGACCTGCCGCGGCTTCGGGTGTATCTGATCCAGAGCGTAAAGCAGTGCGATCCCCTACCTGCGCGTCACGGATAGACTTCATCCGTTTGTTGACCTCATCTGTTACAGGGCCGCTGCTTATCTGACCACTCAAAAGGAACGAGCCGAAGCCCACCTTGTTCTCTTCCAGAAGCTTCTTCACATTGGCATAAGCTGTGTTCGCCGATTCAGCAAGGCGATCCGCATTGATGCGAGCATCATCGATAGCCAAGGCCAGAGTGCTCGCTGGCTTGTGCTCCAGGTTTGCGATGGTGATCTCAAGCTCGTCATTGGCCTTGCGCAGTGTATCGACAGTCAGGATGAGAGGAGCTGTGAGAGATGAAAAGCCATCACGGATATGTTCCGGAAGCTCATCGGCTTCCTTCTTCATCTTTATCAACTCAGATACGCCGCGAGCGATTTCGGCTGTAAAGACAGCAGCGCCTACAACGGGAAAGGCCAGCTCGAATGCCTTCGAAAGGAGAGGAACAGAAGCTGCAAAGCTCTCTGCTGCCCGGACGGAAGGAGTTCCACCGAGTGCTCTGATAGATGCCGACGCCTGAGACTGCCTAGAGACTGTGTAGTGCTCGTCCGGTGCTGCGACCGGTACAGCTTCCGCAAGCTTCTTCCGGGCCGCGTTGAACTTGCTGGTGCTAGCCTCCATCCGCTCAAGGGCATTGATGTAGCGCGTTGCGGAGTCGTCGGTGACCTGCGACAACATCGAAGACGTGCGGCGAGTGATGGCCTCAAGCTCGCGCTGTGACGCGCCAGCGTCCTTTGCGGCCTGAACCTGCATCTTGTACGACTCTACGATGCGTTGGCGCGCTTCCTCCGCAGATGTGGCGACCGAAGCTACCGATCGGCGAGCTTCAGCCGAAGCAGTGGAGACACCTGATGCGTCTGCGGTAAATGTAATCTTTCCGTTGGCCATTATTTGTCCAGAATTTCTGCTATTCCTATTTTCATCGTCTCGATGTATGCCTCGACCGCGGCCGCGTGTGACGCGGCCTCAGCAGCACGTACAAATGGATGTGCCGGTGTATGGGTGCGGACTTTGGAGTTCGCGTTGATGTGGCCTGAATCGACGAGCCGTGCGATGTGAGTCAACTTGCCGAAGTCCACCTTTGCAGATGGTGCTGATCCATCCGTAGGAACTGATACTCGCTGCCGGACTGCTGCCTTTAGAGCGCCTGGTGCGAGACCCTTACCACCGTCCTCCCGGATAGGAGTTACAGATTGGAGTTCGGTTGCGATGATCGCGCCGGCGGCACGGAGAGCTTTACGTTGAAGCGCATCTGTCTCCGGACCCTGTTCGAGCCGTTGAAACATAGCGTCGATCTCTTTGAAGCCGGATAGCTGCTCATCATTTTTAGCCACGTGATTTATCCTGCAGTTCGTCTAGTAGTGGACCGCCGCCAACCTTCATCTCTGCAGCCAGATTGGCTACTTTTGCCTGCCAGTCGACGACATCGTCCTCGGTAAATGCCGGTTTACTGTCAATAACCGGTTTTACTGTGTAATTAGGCATGAAATCGGCCGGTTGAACCGGTTTCTCGGGTGCAGAGAAAGCAAAGTTGATGACAGCACTAGTGGTGTAGGCATGGAGCATCTCCCGGTGAGCAAGGTGCTTCCGGTGCGCATCTACCAGAAGTGAGAATTGGCGAGGCGTAAGGTCGTAGAACTCATCAGCGGTTAGACCGAGGTCATATACCGCTATTGCCCACATCGGCTCTATGGTGTCTCGCAGGCTCCGGTTTATTATTTCGCCGGAGCCGAGTCTTCCCCCTGGTCACTCACCTTGACGCTTCCGAACCATGCAGTAATCAGAGCAGCGCGAATGGTTCCTACGTTCTGAGGAGTGATCAGGTTGCCAGCCTCTTCAATGGTGATCGATGGCTTATCCGTGATCAGAGCCGCCCAGAACAGACCCAGAAGGCTTGTCGCTGTGATGTCGCTAACGATGGACGTCAACAGGTTGATGCCTGTTGCTTTCTCTGCCAGCACAACAGCGTTGAATGAGAACGATAGTTGGTATTCGATTCCCTTAATCTCAACTGAAACATCAGGCAAGGTCGGATCCAGCCCAGGTGCATTGGCTACTTTGTTTTGCTTGGGTTTGCTCATTATGGACATATCTCTTATGTGGTTACGGGTGTTAGGTCATGCCACTACATGGTCGAGATGACCCAACATTAATTACGAAGTGCTTCCGGGGGTGTCGGTAACGGGCCCAGAAACCGTGAGTTCGAAATCAAACGTAGCGGCTTCCGTAACACTGAGCGACGGCGCCGGTGCGCTCGACACATAAGCACTGAAGGTCTTGAGTAACCCAATTGTCTGAGTGCCAACCGGGGGATACTGCGCCTTCACAGTCAATTTCGATTGCGCCTGGAAAGCGGCGAGCAACATGAGCTGACCGGGGTCCGATGGAAAGGACACGATGGTTCCTTGGAAGGTACCGCTGTCCAGTGTGGTCGGAATGCGCTCGATGAAAGCAGACGGCGAATCGAGGTTCGTAATATCAGCAAAGTTCGACTTCTGGCCAGACTGGCTGAACTTCTGGATCTGCTTAACTGGAGTGAACACCGTTCCGTCGAGGGAGATTGAAACGGTTCCGCCTTTGCCTGTGAAGCCGGTTGATGCTGTGGGAGTGGACATGTTTTTCCTTTGTGGTATTGGGATGTAGTTCTCGAGAAGGGTTAGCCTACGTACTGGACCTTGTAGTCGGCAGTTACGCGGTAGATGCGCGCGGCTGACTCGTAAAGGTCACCGCTGGTTAGCAGTTGAACTCCAAGAACTCTTGTGCCCTCGGATAGCACGCCGGTGAAGTTGTCGATTGCAGCATCGATCGCGGACATGAGCGCCTTGGCCGGTCCATAGCTTGTCGCCCAGGTATCGAACTGAATCCGCACCTCGGTTAGCGTGACGCGATCCTCGAGCGTATAGAGTGGGCGAGTCGAAATGGACTGATAGGTTGCGGCTGGTAGCGGAGCCTCCTCTGGTAGCAGAACCGGATGGAGTCGAGTGTTGGCTATTGCGGCAAAGGCATCCGATGACGTGATGCGTTGCTGTAGTCCGGCTTCGATCATCGGGTTCCCTCGTTGATCTCGAGGCACAGAATGTCTAATTCAACCCTGTTCTCGTCCGGATCGCTGACAGACTGCACCTGAAATATGCGGCCTCGGTAGTTGATGCGCATCGCGCTCGTGACGCCGGAGCGCCAACGGATGGAGATATTGTGTGTGACCTGAGCGGTGAACCCGGGCCCTAGCGCATATAGTTCTTTTCCGGTAATCGTGGATATTCTTGCCCAGGTTGTAATAAATTCCTGCCAGTCATCCGTAGGCTGCCCATATTCATCTTGGCTGGTGGAAGGTCTTTGTATTGTGACGCGCCTATTGAGCTGGCCGGAATCAATTGCCATAGAAGACCCACCTTTCTAACAGCGCATCGACGGCTAGAGGCAGAGTCGCCAGCTTATTTTCTGTGACAGCTTCGCGGTTGGAGTACCAGTGACCGATGAGCAGCAACATTGCGTGCTTGACCGACGCGGGTACAGAATCGCCATCCCACAGGCCGGCCTTGAAGGTGATCCTGATAGACCCTGGCGAATATGAAGTGATGTACGGCCAAGTGCCGCCGTTCGCAGGAACGATACGGGCCGGTTCGGAGTGGATATCTATGACGTACTGATCCTCCGGAAGCGTTACCGTTTCGCCGGTAACGTCCTGAAAGATTATGGAATCAATGGCCGTAACCTTCGATCGTGGTAGCTCGATCGCGTAATCAGCGAAGTATACGGATGGAAAGAGATAGTTTTCGCGCTGCTCCGGGCTGCGAGTGAGTGTGCCGGTTGGATATGGGAACTGATCCAGGGTGAGAGCATAGGTCTGTTGAAAGACTGCGCGCCGCAACTTGCCCTCTATGACTTCTCGAGCCGCGGAGATAAGGGCTAAGATGTAACCGTCGTCATCCGGGTAGTCAACACGAAGGTGTGCCTTCGTTTCAGCGAGAGAGCATGGCTCCGACTCTGGAGCAGATACGAGTTCGAGGCCAAACTTTTGCATTTAGCGTGTCGCTTTCTCTTTTGAGGGTTTCTTTACCGCGGTCTCTGCTACCTGACCGTCCTTGATCGGCTCGGCAAGCTTTGCGTTGAGGTAATCAACCGCTACTGCGTCATCCACTTCGATGACTGTGCCCGGCTGAATTGCTCCGTCGCATGTGATATGCGAGGTGATGATACGAATCTTCATCTGTGCCCTTGCTGGTGGAAGGAGCGACCCGAAGGCCGCTCCATTCATCGAGTTGGTTAGCTGGCTTTTACAAAAATGTTCACGATCGGGTGCGTTCCGCCGTCGGTCACAGCTCCACCCACACGGGCACGAGCATAGAAGCCCACCATCCCCGGGTGACTGAAGTCTCCTGCGATTCGGATAACCGAGAGACCCGGCTTCACAACACGCAGTTTGTATCCTTGGCGCAGATCGCCAAATTGAATCGGCGTCTTCGAAGCACCTACGCTGTCGTGATATTGCGAAATAACAACCGGGCGACCCAGCAGCGTATCGAACGCCCCCTGGTTCGGACTTGTGAGAAAAATGGACCTTCCTAGCGTGTCCGTTACTCCCATCAGCGCAGCGCGGGTAGTGGAGTTCATTACCCACGAAGCGTTTGGCTCGTATGCGGGATCCAGCTGTCCGTAGGCGGAGATCAGATCCGCATATGTTACGGTTCCAACCGCGGCGGTCGTAACCTTCGTGGCCGCGTAGCCCGTGACGATAGAGCCTACCGAGGTAGTTCCGGTGGCAATAGCCTTCGAGATTGCGCGGAAGTAAGCAGCGCCCAGCGAGTCGGTGAGGAACCCTTCTAGATCAAACGCAGCGTCCTGCAACTCGTCCAGCGACACAGTAACCAGACCCTCGATATCATCTGTCGAGATCGTGATGGAGGTCGCAGTCGGATCTGCCTCGGTAGGTGCCGTACCTTCGGTGCCAACGGTCATCAGATCGCCAGTTGCGTTCACAAGCGACGTCTTCATGGGAGACCCGTTATCGGTTTCCCAGATCTTCACAGCGTTGTACAGACCGCCCCACGCCTTCTGAGCCGAAACGATCTCGGGAGCGAATGCCTGAGGTATGATAGCCGCGCCGGTAGCACCGGTCGTCAGGATCGAACGAACCTCGCCGGTTTTGATGTACTGGCGGAACGCCTCACGCTCTTCGCGAGAACGATCCTCGACGGAGCTGTTGGGATTGGGACGAGACTTTGCAGCCGCAGCCGAACGCTGCTCTTCGAAGGCCGCAATACGCTCTGCAACGGCGATATCTGCCTCGAGAGTGTCGACATCAGCCAGCATTGCATTAACTTTCGCGCGCTGTTCCGCGGTTACTTCTGCGCCCTGCACGATTGCGGTGGCGTCAGCCATGATTTTGTTACGCTTTTCCTGCATATCTACGATGTTCGGCATGGAGTGTTTTCCTTTTGGAGTTAGATTTTGGTTATGCGTGGGTCACATCGAAGTGAGAACGCAGTGAATTGCGTGAATTACTTGCGTGAGCGGATAGCTACGCGCAGCTTGAGATTTTCCAGATCTTCATCTGCAACTGGTGTTTCCGGCGCCGGCGTCGGTTCTCCCTTCTGTCCGCTCTGTCGCTGTTCGATACGTGAGCGAAACTCATCTGGGATAGATCGCAGATCGACAGAGGAATCCGGGTACGCTGGCCAGCTGCACGGCGATACTTCAAGCAGCTCAATCTCCGTCAACGTGCGGATCGTCTCTCCGTCTTCGGTCGCCGACCAGTTACAGTCGCGGCATACGAAACCGAACGAGGTACCGTCGAGGTCGCCGCGATCAATGGACTCTGCCAGATCGTTCGCCGCCGTGGTGTTCGGCAGCTTAATCTTGTAGCGAAGACCATCCTGGGAATCCTCAAGCGTCAGAGTCTTCGACTTTGTGCGGCCTAGTAGCAGAGTAGAGTCATGGTCACGCAAGGCGAGTATGTCTGCGTTGGCCTCGAGTGCCTGGACGAACGCGCCGGGAGCGATGATCTCGGTAAAGCCGTAAAGGTCTACGGATGGCGAACTATATGGGATGAGTCCTTCAATGGTGCGTCCGTCATCAGACGCAGTGACTCGTAGCTCCGCGGTGACGGAGCGTGTTTCACGTTGGGACATTTTTTATTCCTTTGGAGTGTCTTTCTTATGACTCGGGTTCCAGTCGGTCACCCATTTATCGGCAGACATCATATTTACCGGCGACATAAGAGAGTTGCCGAGTTCGCCGCCCACCGGATTCAGACCGAGCTGCTTGCGTCCTTCATCTATGGTCAACAACGACCATTGACGACCGAGCGCCAGAGTCTCTAACGTCGTTTTCATATCCGCGCGCAAACGTTCCGTCAGATCGAATCGGATGAGATAGGATGACCGCTTTCGTGCCGTCATCGGCAGGAGTTTGCGATTGAACTCCGTGGCGATCTTCGTCAGATACGGCGACATCGTTTCGAGGATCAGATTCAGACTGGCTTGTTCGCTGTTCGCGGTGCTTTGTCTGGTCGTGTCACCGATAAAATGCGGGTCCAAGCGAAATATGGCAGCGATTTCATTGCGGCTGAAGCCGCGGGACTCGAGGAATGCGGCATCGGACATCGACAGACCCATCTGCATATACTTCATCGGAGCCGGAAGAACCGCGAGTCGACCTTGATTGTTGCCGCTTCCCTGCTTTTCGAGCATTTCGCGAAGCTGCTGTCCCTGTTCGGCTGTGAGTGGTCCATCGGGAGTGATAAGACCCTTCGGAGAGAACCCATTGCCAATAAACCGTGCGCCCTGCTTCAGTGTTGCCTGGGCGAATCCGAGCGTTTGAGCCTGGAGCTGAACCGGAGAATGACCACGCAGGCCATTGAACGACCATAGCGGGACATGAATCATATCCTTTGCCGGTACTATGCGCTTCACTTCAGAGTCTTCGACAGCGTACTCGAGGAATCCTGCATCATTTCGCTGTGGCGTTACCTTGAGCGGGTTACGTGGATATAGTGCAATGGGATTTTTGCGCCCATCACGAACTATTTCGATGTAACCGTTGCCGGTTAGTGCAATTGCACCTGTCAACGTCTCGATGGATACCGGAGCCGACATTTCTGAGTTCGGTTGTGTGTCCAGAAGGTACGAAAGCGAATGATCACGCGCTTCCTTCTCCCCTTCTGAGGTCTGCTCATAAATACGAAGCGGGATACATCCGGCCGTTTCCGCGATGACACGAACACATGAATAGACCCAGCTGATCTGGAGCGAGGTCGTCTCATTGATAGATTCACCAGACGCAGTCGGTTCTCCACCGGCCATCAGAGAGAAGGCTTGGCGTCCATTCAGCAACATAGAATCGCCTCTTGAGCGAGACTCCCGCTCGCGTTCACCGAACAGATAGCGGATTGAAGAAAGAAGGTTCAAACGTGTCCTTAGATCGTGAAAGGGGCGAATGCCCATGTTTGTGCCGGTTTCGGCTGGTAAACCATTGCCCGAGACATAGCGATGCACAGCGCTACTGCGGCGTCGATCTTCTTTTCAGGTGATTCCTTGAATGGCATTCCGTAGTTACCTACGGAAGATTCCTTAACGAGCACGTTCGACATACACCAGGTCAAAACCGGATCGCCGTTATGGTGGAACCGTCCGTCGTAAACCGCGGCCTCTAACTCTTTAAGAGCTGGCGATAAGACTGACGGGTTCGGCGGTGTCTCTACCCGGGGTATTCCACTTTGTTCAGAGACACGCAATGCGTAAAAGTCAGCGTATCTCGCGTCGTAGGCTAGTTCTTGCACCTGATACTCGGCAATGTCTGAGAGAGAGTCAGCCTCGAGGACTGCATAATCTATGCTGCTTCCCTCCGTTGCGGTTAGATGGCCTTCCTTAGCCCACTTCTGGTAGTGCTGATTCTCTGGTGCGTTTACTCGCTCTGATGGAAGATACGCGTTGCAAAATGCATAGTAGTGCGGTTTTCCGTCTATATCCTTACGGAATAGCTTCACCGTTGCCGATAAATCCAACTTCGAAGCCAAATCGCTTCCAAGCCAGCAAGGTAAGTCCTTCAACGATTCCGGAGTGAGCGATTCATCAGCTCCCTTATTCCAGGTGGACATGTTCATCCACGCTGATGCAGCGGTCATCCAATGGTTAAGGTGCTTGCATCGGAAGATATTCTGCTTCGCCGGATTCCTGACAGCTTCGGCCTGGTCAAGTAAGAGCGCTTCCTCGTCGTTAGATACCCCCAAATTGGGGTTTGCCATGACAAGAGCTTCTCGCGAGGTCCAATCAACTTCAGGGTCAGACATATGAATGACTCCGAAGAGCCGTTCATTCTCAATCGTGCCGTCTAATACCTGCTCAACATCGCGTTGCTTAGAGTGGCAAGGGCCTTCAGTAGTGGAGCCTGCCGTTGAGATGATGCCAATCAAACTGTTCTTACGCTTATTGGCTCCAGTTTTGAACGTGTCATATTGATCCGGGTCGGTTGCTTCATGCAACTCGTCAAGCAGGGCGCAGTAGACCGAAGCACCATCACCGGGCTTGCCCACAACGGGGTGAAACCTTGATCTAGTACTCGTCTGAAAGAGAGACCTTGCCGCTACGGTAATGCCAAAACGCTTCCGTAGAGCTTCAACCTGCTCCACCATAGCCTTAGCTGGCCGGAATACTTCCCATGCCTGCTTCTCTGTCGTGGCTCCGCAGTAGACCTCTGCGCCTTTTTCGCCATCGAAGAAGGCCATCCAGAGACCGATGATGGCCGCCATTGGCGATTTCCCATTACCGCGGGGAACCAATATGAAGAATTCGCGGTATTTTCGAACGCCGTTGTTGTCTACCCAACCGAAGATGCTCGCCAGGCAGAAAATCTGCCATGGTTCCATTTTTATCGGTTGTCCTTGGAGATGGCCTTTCTCATGTGGCATTCGCTCTGCAAATTGACAAATAGCATTGGCTTTCGCAGCATCAAACTTCCACCGCGGGTTCGATTTCAAGTCCCGCAGATGCCTCTCGCAAGCGAGACGAACCCATTTCGATGCAATTACCTTTCTGGCAACAACGCGGCGTGCATATTCGGTAGCTCGGGAGGAGAAGTCAATTGACGAAGCTCCATTCATCTTCTTCGTCTTTGGCATCGTCCTTCCCTAGTGTTTGCATCTTCGTCCGCGCCTGCGGATCCATGCCGAGTTTGCCGAGTTGCGATGCCAGCAGTCCCATGCGGGCCGCGGACATTGATACCGGATCGTTACGAAGTTCCCATGTAAGCAGCGCGGCGATCTCTAAGGTGATGCGGTCGGCTTTACCCGCCACCCCGTCAGGGATGAGCAAAGCAATCTCGTTCCAAATATCCCGCTGATCATCCAAAAGGTGCGACGGCGCCTCGCCAATAATTCCGCCAGGCTTTGGAGAGAGCTTCCGGGAAGCAAATCGCTTCGGATTTTTAGTCGCAGAGCCTCGAATCATCGCCTGCTCATGCGTTAATCGTTGTCTTGCCATGACCTTCTCAATTGGGGGTAAATAAATTTGACCAGGGCTGGGTCTCCGAGTAAGTCACTTGAAACAAATGACATACCCCTATGCCCTTGGCGCTGCAAAGGTTATGATTTCATTACAGACTTCATGAATAACACTGCTGGCAGCACAGGGAATGTCGTCGCGATCTACGGAAGTCTCGTGGTAAGTTTTGCGAGCCTAGCTTTAGCCGCGGCCTCCTTCTGGCTTTCGCGAAAGACTCAAGCGCGGCTAGAACAAGACAAGTCTCGGAAACTTGAAATATCTATAAAAGAGGGAAATTGGATTCGAAAGGCCAAGAACTTGTTAACCATCCGCGTGCTCATGTTCAACCCGAGCACCAGGGTAAATACCGTAAAAGGTTATGGCATAACGGTGCGCCTAACGGATCAAAAAGAACACGTATGTGCAATAGAAGAATTAACGACAGGAGAGGATTCGAAGATCAACCCTCTTCCTCTTGAAATTGGGCCCGGTTGCGGAATAGAGGTTGAAACCGGAACATTGGATGTCAACTTCTCTTTGTTGCCCGACCCCTTCATCTGCAAGATATCAATCATCGATATATACAGTCAGTCATCCTCGGTTTCCGTGGAAATTCCCCATCCGGAAAGGTCATTGCGACTTTTGTATCCGACATCCACTCCCAAGCTCTAAATTCAATACTGTATCTATCCCGTCTGGTTTTAGGCCGGCTGTCCACGAATTCCATGTAACCTATTGAGAGAAAAGGAAATAACTACCATGCCTCAAGAAGATGTACTCCGAGAATTAGATGAACTGCAATCGGATATTGTGATCGCGATCTGTAAGCTGTCTGGAGCCCTTTACGACTTGCTGGAGGAGGATGTTTACGGAAAGAAGATCACCATCCGAAACGCTACCCTCTTCATTGATTATTTGGAGCGAACGCCCGTCGACCAAATCATTGCCGCGCTTCCGCCGAGTTCGTTCTCGAATGTAGAACAGATCGGCCGAATAAAGGACTCTGCTCCCAAACTTCGGCAGGACCTCAAACTGACATTAGCGCTTCATTACTTAGGTGGTGATCCTGAAGCTTAGATACTGCTTGGTCACCTAGATTGCATATATCCAGTAACGTCTGCCGGATTCACCATGAACGGTGACCCTGTAATACACCTTCAGAGTCGGTCGCGCTGGTACTGATGGCGCAGGGCTGTGTTCCTCGCAGTATTCCCCTGTCAACTCTTCCTTTTCCAGGTCCGTTACAGCTATCGGGGCGTCAGCGTCACAGCCCTTACATCGACCTCGCCAAGTCGTTCTGAGAATTGCATGGGCTTTCTCTTGGCGAGTTTGATGTCTGTACCTGTTCATACTGCTTTCTTCTCCTCGATCTCGTGACACCCTCTACACAGTGACCTGCGATTATTAGGATCGAGATGAAGTTCAGGGTGCGATCCCATCTTCTTGATGTGGTGACTGTCAGTTGCCGCGGTGACTCTTCCCTGTTCCAAGCAGCGCCGACACATGAAGCTGTCACGCCGTAAGGCCTGCTCTCTAACCTTGCGGTGCTGCCGCCCATAACCACGTGACGAAGCCGAACCTCTCCATCGTGACTGCTGGAGTTGCGCTGCGTCTCTATGCTCATCGCAGTAACCAGAGTCGACCAGAGCTGAGCATCCAGCCTTCCTACAGCTTCTCTTAGATCGGGACGGCATATGTCGTTACGGTTTTCCTGACAGAATCGGGATCAGCACCTGTACGGCCAATCCGAGCGCACCACCCATGAAACCACCGATTGCTGCCGCGGTTGCAGCGTAAGCCTTCCAGCGGATCTGATTCGCCTCAAGCACTGCAACACGGCTCGCCAAGGCGATGATTACATCTTCACGTATATGCCTTAGCTTGGCTTCGACCTTCGGCAGCCTTCCGTGCTCCGTATCCGATCCGACCCCGCCAAGTAGGTTGACTCGAAGGTGTTCCTGATCACGAACTAGCGTATCTACTTTTACAGTTAAATCCTTCACTTCTACCAGAACCTGCTCTACTAGGCCGAGACTCTGCGTGCTTTCCAGGCTCTGCTGATTGCGGGGCGGACGAATGACGGCCATTTATACGCCCTCTTTTCTTGATTTCCAAAATATGAGTCCCGGAATAATTACACCGGCGATGAAGTTGTGAGCCCAATGCGGGATTGCGGCATAGACATCGAGTACATAGGTGCGGAAGTCTGGAGAGAACGCCCACAAGCCAGTGACGAACACCCAGGCAGCTGCTGTAGTCTTCGCGCTTATCTTGTGCGCGGCGAGAAAGCCTTTGATCGTTTGCATATCGGTTATAAGAGAGGCTCCAGATCGCGTCACAACTCCGAGGGAGAGCGGATTCGGCGACGATCCAGAGGGGACAACTCGTTGGGGAGGATTAAGCGGCTAGCACGGGCCGCCAAGCATCGACGAGGGCAGCGATTCTCGTGTCTCCCATCGCGAACTGTTCGATAACCCGCGGTCCCATCTGTGCACTTTGGTCCCGCATCTTACTCGGGAGTGCTTCCATCAGCATGATGATCGAGTTGTAGCGGTTATTCACCCATCGGGCTGCCCCGCAATCGACAAACCATTGCGCCTCAACTTTCGAGATTCGTTCAGACGCAATACTGGTGGTCTTTACGCCTTTTTTAAACACGGCTACTTCGAACTCGGGAGAGACGGGTGTGCTCATAGGTTTGGGGGGCGCAGTCGTAGACAGGCGACGCTTCCTGGTAGACGTCAAATATCAATGCTTCTTCGGAAAAGCACAACCGGTTACGAGTGCGCTTATAACTTATGAAAGAAGAATCTCAAAGAAATATCTTTGTAATAGGAGTAGGACCTTAGTTGGCAGTCCTACTCCCTTTTAGTTATCGCGCCAACCCAGTTTTGAGTAGCTTGCGGCTATGAGACTCTAGGGAGTGACGGTAACACTCCGGATCAGGGTTCCACATGGCTAATTTCGTACCGCATCCTGGTGTCGAGCATGTCCTACCGCGGCGTTTACATCTCTCTCTACAAGCTGAGCAGAAGGCGGACTCACGCTTCGAAACTAGATTGTTGCAAGCTTGGCAGATTCCTAGTTTCATGCGGCCTCCTGTAGTGTCTTATGGAGCCACACGAGACCTTTGCCGGTTACTTTGGTGGTCGAGTAGGTTATCGGTTCTCCGTTGGAGCCTGGGCGCGTTCCCTGCTTCACTCTGAAATATCCCGAGTCGAGAAAACGCTGATATGGTTTGTTGTTGAGCTGGAGGATCTTCATCCTGCGCAGAACTTCGAATAGTTTGTACTCTCCCCACTGCAGAAGTTTCGCAGCCTCGCCAACGCTCAGTAGATTGGTCGAATCCGTAACATCATGGGCGTATCGGACCAGTGGCGCATCTTGCTTGATCTGCGTGAACTGAACCTCGACCGCGGTTTCGAGCTTCTTTACCTCGGCAGATAACGCAAGCGTCTTCTCGGCGTAGGTGAGGAGTGCGCCGCGAAGATGTGCCGCGTTGTCGAGATCGAACGCCGGCAAATCCGTCTTCGCCTTGAAATAGCCATTCACGAGCTGGCGCTGTACCTGCCAAGCCCGGTCATCATTCAAGCTCTTTGCAAGAAGCAAATATCCACTCTCGCTGAGAAGGATTACATTAGGATTACCCAGCGGAGATATGGCTTCCGGGATTAGTGTACGAATTTCGTCTCGTAGTCCGAGGACGTAGTCTTCTCCCTCGATGAACCGATGACGGTGTTCTGTGAAGTTGCGTCTTGCGGTCCCTTCCGGACGTCCATGCACCTCATCGATCATGGCGAGGGTCACCATGCGCTGCCCATTAATCTCGAGGACAGGTACACTCGTGCTACCAATCTTGACGATCTCCTTCACCGCGCACCCCCGATTTCAGAAATGGCGCGCTGAATGACAATTGCCGCTTCTCTGTTAAATTGACCTTGCTGGAGATGCAAAAGCGAATCGGAAAGAAAAACAATTGCTTCACTCCGGCTTGCAAGAACTCTCGAATCTAACCAACGAAAAGTACGACCACCCATAAGTTACTTACTCTCATTTCTCCCCCTCGTGTACGGGATAAGTAATTGAGCTATCGGGGGAGGTCAAGAAAATTCTTTCGCGAATAGGTCACATTTCTTAGTAACTCAATCGTTCGCCTGAAATCGAAAGATCCTTGCGGTTTTCAGCAGAAAAAGCTAAAGGCCGCGCCCTGGTGGGAACGGCCTTAGCTACGAGGGAGCTGATCAGCGAGAGAGAGAGAGCAGCTCAACCTCGATTAAATAGTACTTTATCATCGCGGTTATCGGCTTAAACTATTGTAACATTACGAGCCTATGTAGCACAATACATATATAACTCTAATCATCAATAACTATGCGATCATTGATAGCAACAAATATTAAAACTTGCACTCCCCTATAAGGTATGAGATAAGCACTGTGTTGGGGTTAGAACCTTCCAACATGACAAGTAGTGCGAACCTTTAGTCCTTATTGTCGAGATGACAAGAAAACAAGGTTAGTTAGCAGTTAGAGATTCTGAATCGTTTGGCGACTTTCAAGCCCCTTCCCCATCCGCGAGGATGGTACCGGTGAAAACACGGAGATCGAAAGATTGGAACGAGGGTGACGGCTCACACAAAGAGCACGCATAGGAATCTCTAGAACCTGATAACTAATTGAATATTTTCGGGAGAAATCTCTCATTTAAATGCAATCAAAGTCGTCTTGTTTGCTTGTCATGAATGAAGCTAGTCGTGGTTGCGGTACGGAAATGAAATAGAGACCAAAGAAAAAATGTCCTATTTTGGCAGCTTGCTGACAAAATAAGCCAGCCGCTAGGCGATGCCAAGAAGCGACAGTCGCACTAAAGGGACAGGGAGTTGGAGATGAATCAATCACTTCTAAGGTCGGTCTCATCCAGATATGCGGTTTTCAGCATATCTGGATGCCTCACCGGCGAGGTGAAATGGTTGATCAGTCACAGAATGCCGGTGGATAGCCTAGAACGATGAACCGCGGTTCTTAGCATCTGCCTGCGGCGCTTGAATGCTAGGGCATTCGGGACATTAAAGATGTTTTCGAGAAATAGAGGTAATAGTGAGAAGGAAAAAGCAGAAGCCAAGCGCACTAACGACTAATCCTACGTTGCTTTCGCGAGTAGTAGTTGTCTCAAATAACATCAAAGTCCCACCTTCAGAACCGATAAGCGATCTGGAGAGAACCGCGCGGTTATTTCTGCTCGGCAGTTAACCTACAAAACACCGCGGTCTCATGACCAACATGGAAGGGCTTTGCAAGGTAGTGCGATGCGTCACTGATGGCTCAACCCTTCAGGAGAGGGGCAAGTATAGGACCGATAATGGAAAGTTTTCGGGTCAGATGTTGCTGGATTACATTATTCTGGGCCTCAGTAAGAGAGTATCGAGCCTTGATCCAGTCGAGGACATTATCGTCTGAGCCAAATGACTCCTCATGCACAACGGCGTTGCCGCTATATTGACCGACCCTCCAAGTGTGTGAGGAGAGGAACGTGAGAGCGAACCCGGTTTCCATGACAACAGCCTAGCATCTAGTAACCTTAAGGACAGCCAGTCATCACCCTGGTGTCAGCGTGTCGATACCCCCTGGTGACATCATGTCGATACCCCCTGGTGACATCATGTCCGTACCCCTGGTGACATCATGTCCGTACCCCTGGTGACATCATGTCGATACCCCCTGGTGACATCATGTCGATACCCCCTGGTGACACATGTCCGTACCCCTGGTGACATCATGTCGATACCCCCTGGTGACATCATGTCGATACCCCCTGGTGACATCATGTCCGTACCCCCTGGTGACATCATGTCCGTACCCCCTGGTGACATCATGTCACCAGGGGTGCGTTGATAAAGTCATGAAAATTAGACTGTTAGAGGGTAATAATGTGCCTGCGTTACCCGGTGGCGGCTTTAGCCTTTGACTCCGCTCGGGGAGTTCATCCTCTCGCGTCTCTCATCGAGGACTTTCATGATCGCTTCGTATTGGGACTGTGCGGATTGCGCGGCGGTCCCGATTTTGGACTCCATGGCCTCCATTCCGGCCAGCAGTTCGTTATGGCGAACCTCGGAAGCCGCGGTGATGGCCTCAAGCTTGGCGGTAATCGAGTTAAGTTGTGGGGCTAGCAAGTCCTGGATAGTCTTCCGCATCGCACGCTTCCGTCGCCCTTCTTATTTCTAAAGTACCGCTATGGTACTCCCGGTTGGACTTCCGAAGACAGAGTGGGGTACAAGGAGAGCAGTACAACCAGGCCAATTAAGAGAGCCTGCGCTCGGATGCCTTTGACGTCGATTTGCCTTGCTCCCGGCTGCATCAGTTGCTCAATCCAAAATACTGACGCAACAGAGGAGATCCGTCATGAGCTCAAATCTCGACAATGATCAGGCAAAGTTACGCGCAAAGATCCAGACTTGGAATGCGCCTCACAATGATCCACAAACCTACGCCGCCCTGAGTGAAGACATGCAAAAGGTATTCGGCGACCTATGGAGCATCATGTATTCCTATGGGGGATTCGATCCACATATCACGCAAGCTTGTGAAGCTCTCAATACTTTCGTCAACACCGGTTCGGGTACGCCGAACACAGTTGGCGAGCTTAGCAAAGCCTTAGATGATATTGACAATGAATGAACAGAGCGACTTACGTCAATCTAAACAACATCCTTAACTCCTAGTTCTCCTGAGACTAGGGCGGGGTAAGGGCTAGGCCCTTGCCCCCGCATCGCGTCCCCGCCACCTCAACTGCTATTTCTCATCAGGATGCTCGACCGGCCTACGCCGGAGCGCCTTCACTTCCTGGCGCCGTTCGTACCGCTCGCTCATTGAATGCATGCAGCGGTTTCCGTGACCCTGGTACTGTTTGCCGCCTTTATTCCATCCAAGATTTATTTCCGGACGATCGTAAGGGCAAGTCCAAAGAAGAATGTGTGTTCTTCGGTGATTTCTCCAAACCTTACGTGCATAGCGCCGATCGCCGCGCGTCGTAGGATGCTTCATGGGTTCTCTCCTCACGCCCGCACCATCACTTCAGTGCAGGCCCCGTAGGGAATGCGCGTCCTCCTTTCTTTAGAACCTTCACGCCGGTTTGGGACATGATTTTCACAGGGATGTATGTAGCCTCGAATATCATATAGAGGTAGGAACAAAAAGGGCGCGGAACCAAACTAAAAATATCCGGCCTGGTAGGACCCCAAAAATATGAATGAATACAGAGAAATTCGAAGCACCAACGAATAAGACGCTTGCAATATTCGAGCGGCTCTGGACCCCGGTAGATGCCGCATCCTTCCTGAGAATCCATCAAAAGTCAGTGATCCGCCTCGCCCGCGAACAGGTAATTCCTGCCCTTCGCCTGGGCAAGCATTGGCGGTTTCGCGCGACGGATCTTGAATCATGGGCTGCCGGTCAGGTACAGTCGACTTGCCAGCCCGAACGAGCGACGGAGACCTAAATGTCATCCATTGCTCGCAATAATCGTTATCAAGAAGGTTCCATCGACCGCGTTTCACGCGCGAACGGCCCAGACGTATGGGTCTATCGTTGGCGTGAGTTGAATGAAGATGCGGTACGCGTTCAGCGTAAGAAGACTATTGGAACAGTCGAAGAGTACCCCAAAAAGTCAGACATCAAGCGTGAGGTCGAAAATCTCCGCTCAGAGATCAACGCCAGACAGGAACGCGTTGGCAAAATCACGGTGGCAGACGCTTGGGGACACTTTCAGCTCCACGAACTTCATGTGAATCGATCTCCCACCACAATCTGCGGCTACCTCGATTACTTCAAGACACAGATTCTTCCAGAGTGGAAGGACGTTCCGTTAGAGGATGTGAAAGCTGTGGCGGTTGAGAAGTGGCTCCGTTCCCTGCCCTACGCGAATGGCACGAAAGCCAAGATCCGAAATCATCTTTCATGTCTGTTCACCCACTCTATCCGCCACGAGATGTATACCAAGCTCAATCCCATCGCCTCCGTGAGGCAGAGTGCGGTCCGGGAGAAGGAACCTGAAGTCCTAACCATTCCAGAAATCGGCCAAATTCTGTCAAGGATTGAAGCGGAGCCGGTTCGGGTGATGGTCGCTGTGGCCGCGGTATCTGCCCTCCGCAGGTCTGAGTTCAGAGGCCTCAAATGGAGCGACATTGATTTCAGCGGTGAATGGATCTTTCCTAGACGGGGTGTTATCCGGAAGTTGCAATCAAATCTCAAAACAGCCGCATCCCGGAAGAGAGTTCCTCTGCACCCTGAGTTGGCTGCTCTACTCGAAGACTGGAGGAGCAAGACACCTTACCCGAAAGACGATGATTGGCTGTTCGCGTCGCCCTTCACAGATGGTGAACGTCCTTACTGGCCGGAGTCTGCGATGGTGGATTATGTTCGACCGGCTGCTAAGAAAGCCGGGATCGGCAAGCACATCGGCTGGCACACGTTCCGGCACTCGGTCGCAACCGCTCTGAGTCAGGCCGGAGAGAATGTGAAGGTTGTACAGGAGCTACTGCGGCACGCTAATAGTCGCATCACGCAAGACATCTACCAGCAAGCCAACCAAGACGCAAAGCGATCTGCTCTAGGCCATTTCACTGGAATATTTGTTGTTCCAGCCGCAAAATCGGCATAACCTGAGTGCTGGATTTTTCGATAGAGCAGGCCTCCATTGCTGAGGCCTGCTCTTACTTTCAGCTGTGGATTAAAGGACAGACAAACAAATCATGGCGAACGCTTCTTTCTGCAGTATCGAGTTCACACTAGAGATCAGCAAATCCGACGACGAGCCCAGTGACTACATATCGATATATGACGGACACATCAACGCCAAAGTGAGTTCGCGCACAAATTGGGACATTGATGTGCGTAAGGTCGGTAAAATTCAAATCTACATAATTGAACGGAGTCGATCTGAAGACGACGGTGAGCCTATTTTCGACGTCATGGATTCTCTCACGTCCGATAGCTTCGACTGTTTTGAAACCTTATTTGACCAAAAGACAAATGACTACCAGGAGAAGGTCAAAAAGCTTCAGGACGAGAATCGGATCTTCATGCCCGACATGATGCTGATCAATCGTGTTGAAATTGATCCCGAATACCGCGGCAAAGGAATAGCCAAAGAGGCGGTTTTGCGGGTAATTAAAAAGCTCGGAACCAGTTGTGATCTCATAACCTGCAAACCCTTCCCGATCCAATACAGTCGCACCGCAAAAGACCATCCTGTAGCGTTCAGAGCTGCAAGAACAAAAGTTCGGGAATTTTGGAAGAAAGTGGGATTTGTACGAGTACCCGCCACAGACTATTACGTCTGGCCAGATTGAATTTTTCGATTGATGAATAACCGTAGGCACACTACACTTGTTCAGTGCCCTTTGGGTGCCTTTGTTTCTTTGGCCAGATCGGACTTAAGTCCTTTAGAATCTGGCGGGGACGACGGGGCTCGAACCCGCGACCTCTGCCGTGACAGGGCAGCGCTCTAACCAACTGAGCTACGTCCCCAAGACTGTTTTTAACAATCTGGATATATGTCACATAGAATCAAGCGCTTCACAGCTTTCGCTCGTTTCTATCACTTCGCCGTGTTGTACTCCATTTCGGTTCTTTTTGGAAACCAAACAATCCAACGCGACGACAAGATAAAGTCTATCAGATTTGGTGTCAGCGTCCCCTTAGACAAAGAAAAAAAGTGGGCCTTGCATAACACTACTGCACTCCGACTTTGTTTTTAGCATCCGCCATCATTTGCGAAAGAAATCTGCACTTCCCCCTTCCGTCAGGGCCAAATCGCCTTGACCAACTGAGCGTCTCTCTTCATCAGGGAGTGCCAGAACAGCAGTCCTCTCGGGTGCCCTAGTATCGACCGACTAACATAGTGTCAAGCGAAGATCGGGTCAAGGAACCAGGCCGTAAGTGAATGACCGGAACGCCTCCACCGTCATCTTTAGCATCTCATCACGATTCCTCTTCGTCACCAGTTCGTGCCCCGAGCCGGCGATCGGAATCAGATCTGTCCGCGCTGGAATAAGCTTCAACGCCGCTACCAGCTCGTCGATAGAACCGAACGGATCCCGCGTTCCGTGAATGAAAAGCGCAGGAGTTTTGATATCTGGGAAATGCCCGGTACGTAACTCACTAAGCCGTTGCGGTGGGTGGAGCGGGTATGAGAGCAGCAGGAGCGTATCTACTAGACCGGGTTCAGCCGCACAGAGCATCGACGCTTGCCTTCCTCCATATGAATGACCACCCAGAAACACGCGGCCCGAAACTTGTCGCTGCATGGACACAATCGCGGCTCGAAGTCCCTGCTGATCACGTTCTGCACTGCCACGTGGTGGTGGGCCATGCGGTCGCATCTGGCGAAAAGGCAGATCACAGCGGAAGACAGCCACTCCCGAGGCGCAGAACGCATCCGCCAGCGCTACGAGAAGCGGAGAATCGCAATTAGCTCCCGCGCCGTGCGTCAGGACGAGACAATCACCGCCAGAACCAGTCGGGAGATGCAAGTACCCACGGACGGGTACTTCATTTGGTGGAGCGTCCAAAAATTCTTGATGACTGCTCATACGTATAGATTATTGCAGCCAAACTCTCCGAGATCATTGATCCAATTTCATGGAGCACCCTTCAAGTCCTGAGGACTAATTACTTCGCAGCTCGCTCCTGCGCTTGAATGAACACATCCACCTGCTGTCCTACATACACGGGAAATCGCGGCGGCTCAAAGCGAAACTCTAACTGAAGCACGCGTACATCAACGCGCTCGGAATTCGAGCCGGTTAGGTTCTGTTTGGGCACCATATAAGGCACAATGCGTACAAACTGCATGGGGAACTGTCGCGTCGAATCGCCTTTGAGCATCGCAGTGGCAGTCGATCCAGAAAGCACATGTGAGGCGTTGATTTCATCCACATCAACCCGCACCATCAGCGAGTCCGTGTCGCCGAACAGCACCGGTGACGTGCCGGACGTGCTTGCGAGATACTCACCGACGCGATTGTTCACTTGCAGAATTTTCCCGTCCGCTGGAGCGCGCACCGTCATCTTATCGAGCAAAACCTTCTGCTGGTTGCGCGTGGCGATCATCGTCTGCAGGTTCGCCTGCTCTTCCGAGAGTGCAGCCTCCGCATTATGTAATTGTGCTTCAGCCTGCTTCAACTGAGCAGCGGTCTGCTGCCACCGAGCCCGATCGGCATCACGCGTCTTCGCGCTGGTGATGTTTGCCTGATCAGAGATAACCCCGTCCTGATGCAGACCTTCATTGCGCGCAGCAATCTGGGCCGCGT